TATTAACTTTGAACGCGATTCCAATATTCCTACTATTGACAAGATTACTACAACTATTCATCCTAGTAACGATAATACTATTCAATACAAAACAATGCGGTTATATGTTGGCAGTTATAAAGATGAGGCATTTGATAATCCACGCCTAACAATTCTTCTTCAGCAACCTATTCCCACTGAAAAAGGCACAAATAAATATAAACCTGCCCTGTTTAATCCTATGGAATTTCCTGATACAATGGCTAATACCTGTAATGTATCCATTGAAGTGGACTCAGAGACGGGTGAAGAATATGTTAGTACCGAGGATTCAAAGGAACCCATTCAGGATCGTAGCATTGTTGAAATGCGGTATGATCCTAGTCGCGATTCTGGATGGCGATGGATTCCTACTCGCATTCGCCATGATAAAACGGAGCGCCTTATCAAAGCCTCCCTTAAAAAAGGCCCTATTAAATATTCGGGTATGATGAATGATGAAGGAGTGGCAAATGATGTCTGGGACTCCATTCATAATCCCATTACTGAATCCATGATTCGTAGTGGCAATGAACAGCCGAGTGAGGAAGAATCCAAAGTACTTCTCAAACTACATGACACCGATGTTGGCAAGAAGTACTATGAACGTAAGGCCCCTAAAGAGGATATCAGTCTTGTTCAAGGAATGCTTGACTTTCACAATAAATATATTAAAAATGAGATCCTTTTGAAACGCGCACTTCGTGGTGGTAATAAACATATTCTTGATTTAGCCTGTGGTAAGGGTGGCGATCTTTACAAATGGCTATTTAATCGTGCGCGCTATGTAGTTGGTATTGATACTGCGGGTGAAAATATTACTAATCCTAATGATGGTGCCTATAAACGCTATATTGAGGCCATTGTTGAGTTTGGTTATGATCGTGTACCAAAGATGGTCTTTGTAATTGGTAATAGCTCAAAAGATATTGTAAATGGTGAAGCTGGTGCGACACCTGAAGAACGTGATATTCTTAGATCTGTGTTTGGTAAATATGAGCCAGAAGGCTCTATTCCAAAGTATGTACAAAGTGTTATGGCTGGGTCCTATCGTGCTGGGGCAGATGTAGCAGCATGTATGTTTGCCCTTCATTACTTCTTTGAGAATCAGGCAACTTTGGAGGGATTCGTTAAAAATTTATCAGAGACCATTAAAGTTGGAGGTCTATTTATTGGATGCTGCTTTGATGGTGATAAAGTATTCAATTTGCTACGCGGTCTTGAAAAGGGTCGCTCTAAATCTGGAATAATTGGGGATACTCCTGTGTGGACTATCACTAAGGATTATGACCGAGAAGAACTTCTACCTGATGATGAATCAATTGGTCTAGCTATTGACGTAGAATTTATCAGTATTGGTACTACTCATAAGGAGTATCTCGTGCCATTTGAACTACTTAAGAAGAAACTCAAGGCTATTGGATTTGAGTTATTGGAGAAAAAAGATCTTGAGGATTTTGGACTTAATGCTAGTACAAATACGTTTAATGTGAGCTATGAAATGACACAGGGAGATAATTCTAGAGTTAATAAAAAGGGTAAAAGGGGTTATACTATGCCAGACGCAGTAAAAGAATTCTCTTTCCTTAATCGCTGGTTTATATTTAAGAGAATGGGTGAAGTCGGTATAAGTGAAATTCCTAAGATTGAATTAGCAAGTGAAGTTGTTGAAGAAGTTACAGAGGAGGTAAAGGGAGCTGAGGAATCAAAGGGAGCTGAGGAATCAAAGGGAGCTGAGGAATCAAAGGGAGCTGAGGAATCAGAAGAAGAAAAGGAAGATGAAGTCACATCAGAAACTGGTGCTAAACTACCACCTCGCGATAAGAAGTTCAGTGAAGTTGAAGTATTCCGCTTTGGCATTGATGCGCGTCAAGCAGATGTTCTTGGTATTAAAGATGCGGCAGGTAAGAAGGATGTAAATGTGGGTCGTTGGCTTGGATTAGCCGCGCCATTTAATCAAATAGATCCAGATGATAATTCAATTAAATATCCGTCTATTGAGCATTATTTAGCTGCTATGAAATTTAAACTTGCTTCTAATAAACCAGAACTTGCCAAAACACTAATGAGTACAGCAGGGCAAATTCATCAAGAATTCGCAAATAAACGTCGTATTGATTTAATTAAACAAGAATCCGCACGTGATTTTGAATTACTAGGAGAAGAAGCAGTTAAAGTGCGCAAAATGATGACAAAGACCGAACTTAATAAATTTCGCGTTGTATTTGATGAAGACAAGTGGATTCCTATTAAGGATAGAGTTCTTATGGATGCACTCAAATATCGCTGGGAACACGATAAACGCTTTAGAGAGACTATTGAAGCCGCACGTAATGCTGGTAAATACCTACTTTATAGTACTAAGATTGCGTCTGTGGCATCAGAACTTGGCGGTACTCGGTCATTATCAACAAGTATGATTGAAGGTGAAAATAAAGTTGGGCGCTTTATTATGGAACTGGCAGGATTTAAGTTTTAGATTATATGAACTTAAAAACAGTATATATATTTTTATTTAAATGACAAATGATATGACTAGATCTCCTGGGCGTCTTTGTAATCATATTATAAGAGCATTCGCAGCAAGTTTTATTGCTAAACAACAAAATCTTCAGTTTAATTATGGTGAATACTTTGATAAAATGGTATTACTTGGAATTAAACTATATACAGAAGGTACTATGACTTATAATGATACAATAATGATATCTGATAATAATATTATGAATTATTTGAAGTATGATATACCTCTTTATAAAAATATAATAGTAAATAATTCCTATTTTCAAACTAAAGATTTCTCAAATTATCTGTATATTAACTATCAAGATACCAATAATCAACAATCAATTATAAATGCTAATAAATTTAACAGTCGTTACAAAAATAATAATGATGTTTTTATTCATGTAAGATTAGGAGACGTAGAACAGTATAATCAGGGATTTGCCTATTACAATAAAGCTCTAACAGATATACCATCTTTTGAGAATGGTTATATTTCTAGTGATTCTATCAATCATGAAACTTGTAAGAAACTAATACAAAAATACAATCTTAAAATAATTGATTATAATGAGGTTGAAACTATTATGTTTGGGTCAACCTGTAAAAATATTATACTAACAGGCGGTTCATTTTCATATATTATTGGTTTATTTGGATTCTTTTCAAAAGTGTATTATCTTAAAGGATTTGATAATTGGTATCCTTCTGAAATATTTTTTATAGATGATTGGACTGAAGTAAATATATAGTGTGTTGACCTAAAGTATTTATTTATTAATTAAAATTAATATGACTGATAGACAGAAATATTATAGATGTATAAAAAGATATGGTGTTGATTCTACATTAAAGAGTAGTATAGTAAGAAATAAAATAATAAATAGACTACTACCAGTACTACCAGTACTGCCATTACTACTAACAGTGCTTTTAGCCCATAAAAACTGTATGTAATATTAATAGAAGCAGATAATCCAAAATAATATAAAAATTGAAATAATATTATTAATATTAAGTACCTAAAATATTTAATACTATTAATATAAAGAATGCCTTTCCAACCCTGGCAACAACTATCTCGTCTAAATGCTCATCCGCGCGATCAACATATCGCATTTCATGAACCTACTCATAAGTACTATGTAAATGGTACATGTGAAGGTAATATATCATGTACTGGTTTTATTCACGAATTCTTTGGACACTTTGATGGCAAAGCAATTCTTAATAAAATGCGCAAAGATCCTCTTAAATGGGCCTCCTCTAAATATTATGGTAAAACAAACGAGGAAATTATGAAAGAATGGTCTGATAATGGTAAGACTGCGTCTGAGGCTGGAACAGCTATGCATTTTGCCATTGAGCAGTTTTTACACGGAGTACCAGATCAAATTAAACCAGAAGTTAAAGATACACCTGAATGGCGGTACTTTATGAAATTCTGGAAAGACTGTGGTCCTGATTTGGAGCCCTATCGCAGTGAATGGGAAGTATTTACTGACAGCTTAGTACCTTTGGAGGGTGAACGTAAAATTAAGCTATGTGGATCAATTGATATGGTTTTCCGTCGTAAATCAGATGGAAAGTTTGTAATTTATGACTGGAAACGCTCCAAAGAAATTAAAATGGAAAATAAGTTTGGTTCAGGTTTAGCTCCCTTAGAACACTTACCTGATACGAATTACTGGCACTATACACTTCAACTTAATGTATATAAATGGATACTTGAAAAATACTATGGACTAGAGGTCGCAGATTTATATCTAGTTATTCTACATCCTGATAATAGTTCTTATCGCAGAATGCGACTGAATATTCTGGAAGATGAGGTTGAAGACATGATTGAATGTCGGCGACGGGCGGTCGCGGCCGGCTGTAAAACATCTGTTATTCTACCAATACCATTGGAGGCTGAATTAACAGCCGAAGAAAAAGGAAAACCCTTAGCAGAGTTTTCATTTAAACTAACGAACAAATAAATTATAGTAATATTACATATTTTTATTGAGGGGCAACTCGGGGTTTACGACGAGAACGATTTCTGGATTTATTTGAAGGTGGTGCCTGTAATAGGGGCGCTTCTACTAGTGGCGCCTCAACTAGGGGCGCCTGAACAGCTGTTGCCACTAAAGGCCTGCGTCTAGGCTTTGCCATAATAGGATTTTGCCCTATAACAAGTGGTACCTTTTGTTCTTCTTCCAATGGTGTAGCTACAAGTCGTTTTCTTAAGCGTACTATGGGAGCTTCTCTAAATACTTCTTGTAGGGTTTCAGGTAATGATGTAATTTTTACTGTCGGCTCACCTTCTTCTTGGATTAGTATACCAACTTGATCAACTAATAGTATAATAATTGTTACAGATTCAAAAGGTCCACCAACCGCCGGTTTTATAAATTGTATTCCATCTTCATCTGAATTAGCACCACTCAAATCAATCATACCAATTGGCTTAGATGTAGCCTGTACATATTTAATAAGATTCTCCTTCTTAAGACGCTGTTCTTCATTATTTAATCCTAATTGTTGTAGAGTAATTCCTAAAATACCACTTAAAGGTACTAATGGCTGCGATTTATCTAGAACATCTGGTATACTTAGACGAATTACTGTATCTTCTCCCAGTATTGATTGTAGCTCTGAGGGCATTTCTTCTTTTGGTGGTTCTTCGTCAATCTGTATATTGGGTTCACGTCCCATTTCTTCATAATACTTAGGCTCTTCTGGAATTTGTCTGGCCCAATCTAATCTTAATAGATTTGTCCAGGTAGGTGATGATTCTGGGATAATATATTGATCTCCCTGTCTAATTGGCTGAATAATAGCAGATACTTTAGAGATTTCTCCTCGTTTCATTAATTGTCTTCTACGATTTGGAAAACGAACTAATTCATCAATTACACGCTTTACAAATAGTTCTGCGGTAGATACGTCTCTTTCACCTTTCTTATCTCCCAATTGTGTTGTCGCATCAACATGTAGTAAACATTTTCCTTTTTCACCTACATCATCTTTCCAATAGCATGTTCCAGTACATGCCTCAGGACTATCAATTACTCGGCAGTCTTTTCTCAAAAATGACGCTGGCGCCTCCCATTTATCCTCATCTGGATAAAACCATGATAGAAATGTAGACGATAGGAAAATATATAAACGCTTTCTCTTTTCATATTCTGGAAAGTCTGGACTAAAAATAATATCTTCAATTCCTTTTCTAATCTCAGATCCCGCCTTATGACTTGTTATCCAATTTGAAACCATTAATCTAAATTGTTGATATAATTCCTCAAACTGTACATATGTTGATTTTCTAACTAGCTCTGAATCAAATCCACATCCCTTCTCAGTAGTTGTACTTTCAACTGTCTTCTCCCAACTATTACTATTGATTTTTACTTTAATACCTGCGATTTGTTTATCAATAGCCCATTCAAACTGCTCAATAGTTACAGTATCTAATCCAAGAGCTGAAAGAGATGCTTCTGAAGGAGAAGGAGAAGCTGGTATATAAATCCCATTCTCTAGTTGAACTGCCACAATTCTTCCATCCGCTTTCATACGTACAATATATTTTACAATATATCCTGGATACAATGAGAATAATGGTTCAAGATTCTTTCTATAATAGTTTACAACATCCTCTACAGATGCTGCCTTAAAATCCTCCCAATCCAAATAAATACTCTTAATTGAAAAAGCCGATGAAATTGAAATTACACCATCATCTACTACAGGCAGTGCCACTAATGTAGACGCACCTGGTCTTGAACGGAAAGTTATACCAACAATATGATTATAACTATCTTTAACAATTCCCTCTGGTCTTACTGGTGCCGCATCAACCGCTTTAGAAAGAGGAATCATTGCTAATGGATCAACTCCTTGTTGAGATGTATAAATTGATGAATATCTGCTTTGGCATTGTGTCATATATTCATCTACCCGTCGTTGAACAATCTCTGGCCAATAACGTTTAGACGCATAATCCCAACGAATAATTGTCTCATGAATTTCGGCCTCACCCCCCTTTGCTGGTTTATTACTTGTATGTAAGTACAATTCATAACGAGCATATATGTTATCAGTAGAACCAATATATTTAAGAGAACGCGAAATAAAGGCAAAGTCATTTTTCTTGTTTCTATCAGTGGATACACCAAATATTGGGCACTTTACTGTTACTGGCTGATCACCATTGTCCTCTAATACTATTAATTGTACACCTCTAACTGTAAATAGACCAGGCTCGGCCAATAATGGCTGAATATGACGTAAATCCTTTCTTTGTGTCGGATTTCTGATAAAACGAATAAATCTCTTATAGGAATTATATAACCGAATAACTGAATATAGATTAGTACTTGTTACAGTTATTCCTAAATTAACCGATGCCCATGACATTAATTCCTGTTTAGTTGGAGGCATTGCACTTCCATCTGCTGGATTAAAGAACTCTAATACTAGATTTCCAAAGTGTGAATTTAGAAAGATTCGCGGTGTGACTACTTCTAGAATGCGTTCTTTTACTTCATTAATTGAATTTCTATAAAGTAGCGGGGCAATTACACCAAGCAGTGATTCATAAATCGTGTTTTCTGTACCAATTCTCAAGAATCCAGTCGCATTTGGACGTAGCTTTAAATGAATTGCGACACGGGTAATTATTTTTTCACCCGAATTTTGTCTAAAGAATTTATCAAACTGAGAAGGTACCATCGCAAATACACCAGCATCAGGATGTTTATTTGATTCTAAAATATACTTCTTTTGTATTGATTCAAATAGTACCGCATATTCAATTGCCTCTTCGCCTTTAAATACTAATTCATCATAATCTAGTTCTTCTTCTTGTTCTGCTATTTCATTCGCATTTAGTGCTTCTACTGCGGCATCTTGTAAATATGAACGAATATGAGAAAACTGAGGATTTGAAATACGTAGAGTTGTCTGTTTTAGGAAACAGCATGGCAGTGCGAAGCCCTCTGGATGTGT